TCCATCTTTGTTGACTAATCCTTTATTGTTTTATTCATATGATATACAAGAAGGTGATACACCAGAAATTGTTGCAAGCAAATATTATGGTGATGTTAATAGACATTGGTTAGTATTATATGCTAATCAGATAATAGATCCACAATGGCAATGGCCTTTGACCTCACAACAATTAAAAATATACATTCAAGATAAGTATGCAGATGCAGCCAACACAGCCAATGTATCAAGTGTTATATCATATGCACAACAAACTGTAAAGTATCATCAAAAAATATTTGGTACGAACAATAGTGAGGGTGGTAAGAGTCAACGAACTATGATTATTGATGAATCAGAATACAATTCAACTATACCAGAAACAATAACACAGAACTTTCCAAACGGTGCAGTTGTACAAAGAAGTATTGCTATAAAAGCTTTGAGTATCTATGATTATGAAGTAGAATTGAATGAAAGAAAAAGAAACATATATTTAATTAATAACATCTACGCACCACAAATAGAAAACCAATTTAAACAATTGATGAGTCGGTAAACCATGGCAGGTATTCTATATCCTAAGGACTATGCTCTAGTCAATTTATTGTTGGTCAATTCCGTACAAAATATGGATTTGAAAAACATCATGGTTGAACTGTCATACCATGAAGATATATTCAACAACACGGCATCAGGTTATGTAATGGTTGCTGATTCTATGGGATACATTGAATTACTCAGTATGAATGGTACTGAATTTTTAAAAATGACTTTTGCTAAAGTTAATGGCCAATCTGAGGTTGATAAAACATTTAGAGTATATAAAGTTGATAAGAGAAAATTAGAAAACAATATGTACACCGAGTCATATTGTTTGTATTTTTGTTCTGAAGAAATGTTAATGTCTGAACAGTATAAAATATGTAAATCTTATCCACAATCTACCATATCAGATAATGTGTATGATATACTTAGTTATGAATTAGGCATATCTGATGATAAAATGGAGATAGATGAAACGTATGGTGTGTATGATTTTGTTGTGCCTACTTTAAAACCATTTGATGCAATCAATTGGATGTCAAATTATGCTCGACCATCTGCAGGTGTTCCTGGTGCTGACATGGTATTTTTTGAAAACAAACATGGATTCAACTTTAAGTCATTACAAAAGTTAATGACTCAACCACCATATTATAATTATAGTTACAATCCAAAAAATACTGATGAAAAGAACATGCACAGTAATGTTTACAACGTTACAACATATGAAATATTAAATTCGTTTGATACATTACATGGTATAAACTCTGGTGTGTTTGCAAATCATTTGTTGTCTATTGATGTTTTAACTAGACGATTAAAAACTACAGAGTTTGATTATATGGCTTATGAAAAAAAATCAAAATCTTTAAATAGATCACCAATTATAAATGATTATTCAAACATATATGGTGACAAATTAACAGATACTTCAAAAGCTGTATATAAATTAGCATTTTCTAATTTTAATCAAAAAATTGTAGAATATATAGAAAAAGAAGGACGTGATCCTGAAGATGAAGAAGTTGAAGGTGGCACAGTAGATTCGCCAGCTGTTGGTGCTGATATTTTTGCTGAAACTTTTATACCATATAGAACAGCACAACTATCATTAACAAACTATATCAGAATAAAAATATCTGTGCCTGGAGATCCTGCATTGACTGTTGGTCAAACTTTGAATTTTTCTTTATTATCTTTGACACCAGAATCAAAAACACCTGATGCATATTATTCTGGCAAATACTTAATTACAGCAGTAAGACATATGATTACAATGAATGAATATAAAACTGTATTAGAATTGGCAAAAGATAGTGTACCTACAAAGTATGCTTCTGCTACAGGTACTTTGGAATGAGGATGAAATGACAAAAGCGGTTAATAACTTTGCTGGATTAAATGGTTTTGTTTGGTGGGTTGGTGCAGTAGAAAACCGAGTAGATCCATTGGGTTTGGGTCGTTGTCAAGTTAGAATATTTGGTTGGTATGGTAAAGAAATACCAACAAAAGAATTGCCTTGGGCTCAAGCTGTATATCCAATCAATCACTCAAAACATTTTTCGGCACCAATGTTAGGCGATTGGATATTAGGATTCTTTATGGACGGAGAAAGTGGCCAATTTCCTTGTATGTTAGGTGTTATGCCTGGAACTTGGCAAGATCCAGATAGTTACAAGTTTGAACAGTCAGAAGATCCAGATATGACTGATACAGAAAAAGACCAATATAGTGATCCAGAAGAATTAGAAGGTTCAGATCCAAATGAAGTTACAGATTCTTATAATGCAGAGCCAACAGATACACCTGAAGAACCAGAAGAATAAAAGGAGATAAAATGCCAGTATTAGCAGAAATTGAATATGATGAGAGTAAATACAATAGTGTTGTGGAAACTAATCCACCAAAGCCTTTATGGGTTGGTGATCGTTTGGATGTTCCTGGTCGGCCGACAACACCGGAATTGTCCAGAGGTCATAGAAACGGCACAGTAGTTTCTTTTACAAACTATCATACGATGTCTATTGATGATCCTAAAGTTACATTACCACAATATGTAAGAACTCAACACACAGCGGTAAGAAACACAGTTCGAACTAAAAGGGACAGCACCGAAAGTAAACAGTTAAATGAATCAAAAAGCGGTGCCATCAACACACAATTAAGTGAAGCAATTAAATGGGTTCGAGCCAAATTAAAACTAATAAATAAACTGTTAAAAACGATTGATAACTTCTTTAAAATGTTGGCAACAGTTGCCATGAAAATTAATCAAATCATAGCTTTTATTAAAGCGTTACCTGTTACTATTGTTCTTTTGATGGCCAAAATATTAGCTAAACTGATTTCAGCAGGCAAAGCAGCCGCTTCAGCTTCTGTTAGTAAAATTGGTGGTAGTGGTTCAAACAAAAGTTCTGGTTCTGAACTTGGTGGTTTATTGAAACAAACAAAACAAACATTAACTAGTGCTGCTTCAGTAGCTAGTAGTGCTTTATTATTAGGAACAAGTGTTGCTTTATTAGCCTCTACATTTTCTGGCTCGGGACCAACGAGTAAGAAAAAAGCTAAAAAAATACTATAAGGTAAGTCATGGCAGAACAAGCGAATAACACTAGTATTTGGTATACACAGCATGATGTAAGACCAGGAAAATATCCGTATGTGAATATGACACAAACGGAATCTGGTCACATACAAATGATGGACGATACACCAGAGAACGAGAGAATTCGAACTCAACATAGAACAGGAACATTTTATGAAATGTTACCTGACGGTTCCACAGAACACATTGTTTTGGGAGATGGTTTCTCTGTTTATATGAGGGACAGAAATATTGTTGTCAAAGGTACTTGTAACATAGAAATTTATGGTGATTCTAAACTTCATGTTGTTGGTGATTGTTATTCACAAATTGATGGTAAATTATATTCACAGGTTGCTGGTGATGTTAAAATTAATTCGGATGGTAACATTGATATAGTTGCTGCAAAAGAAATTAATATAGACGCTGGGGGTGAAAATGGAGATATAACATTCTCTTGTGAAAATGCTCTGACAATCAAAGGAGATTTGGCTGTATCAGGTAGTATAACCAGTGGTGGTTCTGTTAATGCAACAACAAACTTGACTTGTGGTTACAAAGTATTCTCACAAGGCGGAATAGATTCAATTGGCGGTGTGAATGTTGGATTCACAGTACCTGGCTATGAAAATCCTGCAGGTAAAGTTGTTGCCAACGATTCAGTATTATCACCAATGGTAACAGGAACAAATACTGTTCAAGGTGGTGTAGTAAAAGATTCTCAAGGATCAATGCAAACAACTCGAGCAAAATTCAATGGCCATAACCACAGTGCACCAAAAGGCGCAACTTCTCCACCTAATCAAAGAATGCCATAATAAATGACATCACTATTTGATAGATTACAATTTAATTTTGATCAAACCAAATTTGGTGCCGGCACAACTTTGTCTGAAGAATCTGTAAATACTATTTCAGACGCAGCAACAGATATTGAGTTATCAGATTGGCAACTTAATGATTTGGCGAATAACAATGTAATCACAACAAAATATTTTATTAATCCTGTCGCCAATGTTTGTGATAATTTTGGTGCCAATCTTTCAAATTTAATAACATCCATATCAACATTATCTGTAATTGATAGTGATTCTTTAGCTTTATTAAATTCTTCATTTAATTGTATGATTCAAATTGATAGATTTAAATCTCATACAGATAACGTTTCTGGTGTTGCTGAAACAACTGCTTCTAATACTATTCCTTGTTATTCAACAGCCATAGACACCGGTCAAATGTTATTAACAATATTAAATAAAACTGATGGTATGGCCAATAGTTTACCTGCTATGGGATCATTTACAAGTATTTTTATAGAACCAGAACTAAATGCAAATAATGTATCGTTAGGCAGTAATTGCCAGATTTATATTAATTCTGTAAGCAGCAACACCACAAACTTATCATCTTCGGCAATCACATCTATTAAAAATGTGGTTGATAATTTAAATGGTTTTCTTTATACCAGATGGTCACATGATTGGACTTTTTATGGAAACTCAGTAAGCCTTTTAAATGATTACTTTAAAATAGACAATTTAAACAATATAGGCTCAACTCAGTCATATTTAATTGACAATTACATAGGCACAGAAACGATTAAAACCGATATTGCAAATAATAATGTTGTAATACCTGTCACAGAACCTCCTGTAGTTGTTCCTCCACCTTCATATTTTGAATATTTTAATCAATTTTAACGACATAAATATTAAATGGCAACAATTAAAAAACTATATTCTGACTTGGATCTGACTTTCAGAAGGCTACCCGTGTCCAATGACGTAGCTTTAAGTTTTGATGAGCAAGCAGTCATTCGTTCGGTTAGAAATTTGTTATTGACTAATTTTTATGAAAGATTGTTTCAACCTACTTTAGGTTCAAACATCGATACATTATTATTTGAACCAATCACAGTTTTAACTGCTGGATTAATCAAAGCAGAAATTAGAAACGTGATTAATAATTTTGAACCGAGGGTTACTATACAAGACATTGTTGTGGATCCTTCACCGGATAGAAATGCTTTTAAAGTTACTTTAACTTTTCTTATAGGAAACAATACTTTGCCGACTGCAGTTAATCTACTTCTTGAAAGGTCAAGATAATGGCAACAGCCAATTCTAATATACAAATTGCTGATTTAGATTTCAGTAATATTAAAAGAAACTTTATACAGTTTCTTCAATCACAAGATACACTCAAAGACTATAATTTTGAGGGTTCAACAATGTCCGTCTTGTTGGACATATTAGCCTATAATACACACTACAATTCATTCTATTTGAATATGGTGGCCAATGAAATGTTCTTGGATAGTGCACTACAGAGAGGTTCCGTTGTTTCTCACGCCAAACTGTTAAACTATGTGCCAAGGTCTTCCGTAGCACCCGCAGCATTTGTTAATATAAATTTTAATGGTGTTGCAAATAGTTCTTTTACTTTACCAAAATTTACCAACTTTTTGTCTGAGGCAATTAATGGTGTAAACTATAATTTTGTAACGACCGATGCATCTACTGTGGCGGTATCAAGCAACACTGCGTCTTTTACAAATGTTGAATTGAAACAAGGTACGCCTATTACACACCGATATACAGTCAACAGAACTACCAATCCAAAGAAAAAATTTGAATTAACAAACACTTTGATTGACACTACAACATTAAAAGTTATGGTTCAACAGAGTAGTGGTAATACTTCTTATGATGTTTATCAATCAGCTGAAAATTATTTGACACTCGATAAAGAATCTAAAGTTTATTTTTTACAAGAGTTAAACAATGGAAACTATGAAATTTCTTTTGGTGATGACATTTTAGGAAAAGAGCTGAGTGATGGTAACATTGTTACAGTATCTTATATTGCTACAGATGGTAACAGAGCCACAGGTGCAAACAACTTCTTATTAATGGATCGTGTTCTTGGTTACACATCAGTTTCAATTCAACCGAGAGTAAAAGCTTCTCAAGGATCATCTAAAGAAACTATAGAATCAATCAAATATCAATCTGTTAAATCGTATTCTGCACAAAACAGAGCGGTTTCTAAGAATGATTATATTTCAGCAATTCAACAAAATAGTTTAGGTTTTTCTTTTGATGCGGTCAATGTTTGGGGCGGAGAAGAAAACGATCCACCAGTTTACGGCCAAGTGTTTATTTCTTTGAAACCAACAGGTGGTTACAGTTTAACTCAAGTTCAAAAACAAAAGATTGCAGACGATGTTATTAAACCTATTAGTGTGTTGACTGTTACGCCTACAATTGTTGATCCTGATTACACATACATCAAATTGGATGTCAATGTTTATTATGATCCAACAAAAACATCATTGTCTGCTTCAGAGATGCAAAATGGTGTAAGAAATGCCATAGCGGCATTTGGTAGAAGGACACTTAACACATTTAACTCAACTTTTAGTAGTTATGAATTATTGACAACCATTCAATCTTTTAATAATGCAGTAATTACCAGTGATTATAAAATAAAACTACAAAAGAAATTTTATCCAAGCCTTTCAACACCAACAACATATAAATTATATTATAATGTTCCTTTACAAAGAGGTTTGTTTCAATCCGGTACAAGCAGTTCACCAACGTTACAATATATTGACCCAGCAAATCCACAAAGAACAATCAATAATGTGTACATTGATGAAGTTCCTGTGGCCACATATGGTGTCGAATCGATTTCTGTTATTAATCCTGGTTATGGTTATCAGTATGCACCAAAAATTGATATTCTAGGTGATGGATCTGGTGCAACAGCAACCGCTGTGTTAGCTAGTGGAAGTATTAAGAATGTTGTAATTACAAATACCGGTAACAATTACACAAGTGCAATTGCAGCAGTAACTCCTCAACCAGGCGATACTACGGGCCAATTAGCGGCATTAGTTGTTAATTTGGAAGGCAAATATGGTACACTAAGAACATATTATAACAACAATAACAACGCTAAAACTGTTTTAAGTGATAACATTGGAAATATTGAATATGATAATGGTGTCATCACTCTGGATGCTTTTAGTCCCGTTAGTGTAAACAATGAATTTGGTTTATTGACAGTCACAGCAACACCAACAGTTTCAACAATATCTTCATCTTACAATAGAATTATTACAATTGATGAATATGATGCAAACGCTATCACCGTCAATGTTATACCTAGAACAAACTTTTAATGATTCCAGATAACACAAAAACTTCTTTATTAATACCGTATCAACTTCCTGCATATATTCGGGACGATCCCGCATATGCTAATTTTGTATTGTTCCTACAAGCATATTATGAATGGATGGAACAAGAAGGTGGTGTTACAAATCGTTCAAAAAATATATTAAACTACACAGATATTGATAATACAACATCAGAATTCATTGATTACTTTGTCAATGATTTTTTACCTTTCTTTCCAAAAGATTTATTAATTGATAAAGCTCGAGCAGTAAAATATGCTAAACAGTTTTATCAAGCAAAAGGCACTCCAGCTTCTTATAAATTCTTGTTTAAGATTTTATACAATTCTGATTTTGATGTATATTACACAAAAGAATCTGTATTAAGAGCTTCTGCTGGTAGTTGGTACGTTGCAAAAAGTCTTAAACTTGCATCACTTAATGATAATTTATTGAATATTAAACAATATAGATTATTAGGTGAAATTTCTAGAGCAATTGCCACAATAGAAAATTCTGTCGTGGCAGGAAACAAAACTGAAGTGTTTCTTTCCAACATTCAAAGATTATTTGAATCTGGAGAATTTGTTCGTGTAGTTGATGCAAACAATCAAGATGTTTTATTTGGTGGTCAACCATTAAGAGCTAAGATTGTTGGTCAAATTAGTAGTATAATAATTAATCCAAATGCTCGTGGTTTATTTTATGAACCAGGTGATCCAGTAGTTGTTTATGGTGGTCTGAATGAAGATGTTTTATTTCCAGTTGGTGCCAATGCAGAAGTAGAAACTGTAACAACAGGATCAATACAATCAATCAATGTTATTGATGGTGGTTTTGGTTACACTTTAGAATCTCCTATTACTATTACACCTACTGGTGGTGCATCTGCTGCGGTGGCTTCTTTAGATCCAACTAAAGCTTCACAAGTTTTAATTGCAAACAATGCTATTGCAACCAAATCAGGAATTCAAATTGGTGTACCAAATTATGGATTCAAAAGTTATACCACAAATATACAGTCAACAATATACAACTCTTTAGATTTTCAAACAGTTACAGTTAGCCCCATTTCTTCTGTTTTAGTTACTAATGGTGGCGGAGGTTTTTCTTCACCACCAGACATCACGACAAAAGCATTGTATCTTACAAACAATAGTGATCCTGTTACATCAAATAATTATAGTGATTTAAAATTTTTAGGTATTCTTGCTTCAATGACAATTCAAAATGCTGGTAGAGGTTATCAAGCAAATGACAGAATCGTATTTTCGGGTGGTTCTGGTTATGGTGCATATGCCAATGTGATTACTGTTGCTGCTAATGGTGCCATCACTAATGTTGCTTATGTTTATGGTGAACAACTTTATCCAAAAGGTGGTCTTGGGTATAGATTAACTGCATTACCAACTTTAAGTGTTGTATCAGCAAATGCAAATGCAGCCAATGCTTTGATAACTGTTTCTGGTATTTTAGGTGATGGTGCAGTATTTGAGGCTAACACAACCAGTATTGGTGCTGTGTCTAAAATTAAACTAAACAGTAATGGTGAAGATTATGTTTCAACACCAATCATTTCGTTAAAAGTCCAAGACATTGCTGTATCAAATGTAAGTATTTTAAATATTCCACAAAAAGGTGATGTAGCTTATCAAGGAAGCAACGTTGCAACTGCTTTTTATTCTGCATTAGTTGAATCTATTTCACTTTTAGCACCAGATGCAAATCCTGCTAATACTTTGTATAATTTGAGAGTCTTCAATTATTCTGGTTCAGCAAACACAAAACAAAATATTAAAGTTGGCACAGAAGATCAAAATATTAATTTGAGAATGGCTAACGTAGCTTATAATTCGGGTTATAATTCAAGTGGTATTAAAACATATGGTAATGGTCGTGCAAGAGCAAACACAAGATTTTTAAATGGTCTCGTTTTTAGTCAAGGACAATATCTTGATAAAAAAGGTCAGTTAAGTTCTTTTGACGTATTACAAAGTGAAAACTTCAACAATTACACCTACCAAATTACTGTAGAAAAAGAGATAGCAAAATACAGAGAAACACTATTAGGACTTCTACATCCAGCCGGAATGAAAGTTTTGGGTAGGTATGCTCTAAGAGCAAATTCTAATTTTACCGTTACAGAAGAAACATTACTCTTTACAGGTAGACCAATTGCTAATTATACTGGAGAACCATCTTTAGCCACTATAGTTACTGATTTTAATAACCGAAGCAATAATATCATAACGTTCTCAGATTTGGTTGGTGCAAACATTGCAGAATTCATATTCTCGACCGGTGATAATTTATCGGTTAAGTCAAATTCTGTGGTCGAATTGACACCATCAAATGGTCCAAATGTACGTTCCGAGGTAATTCATGTAGATTATACATCAAATACCGTTTACCTTAAAGATAATGTTTTATTAACTTATGCAAATGTCGCCTATGTTTCTGGAAATGTCAATTCAAACACGATAAATATACGAACCTTGACTGGTTCTTACGATATAGTTAATAATGGAAATTATAGTAATACTAGAAACAAACTAGAAGATATCGTATTCTCAGGTGATACCATAAGAATTAACAATGCCAACAATGATACGATTCAAGTTTCCAATGTTAATTATGGAACCGGTGTAATCACATTGTCTGGTACTTTGACTGGAAATGCAAGTAATGTCTTATTGTCTGTCAAAAGAACTTTATCAACCAGAGCAATTCGAATATTTGGACCTGTTGGAATTCAGTTCTATCCAGAACTCACAACAGAAGATGGACAATCTTTAATAACGGAAGATGATCGATTAATCATATTAGGGTAATATAAATGTCAACAGTAAAAATATCACAACTACCTTTTATAACACAGTTGAATGCTAACACAGAGAAAACTCTGATAGCTGGTGTAGATTTGGTTTCAGGATTAACTGGTAAAATTTCAGTTCGGACTTTGGCAAGTGGTTTATATTCCAGAGATGTACTAAACGTTGGTACTAATCCAATTATATTAGAAAATGTTGTTGCACAGTTTACCAACACTAGTAGTAAATTTATTCAAATTAACCTACAAAACTTTGATGGTGTGGGTTCCAGTGATTTTGTAGCATCAGCCAACAATAGTAGTGGTTCAAATAACTATATTGATATGGGTATTAATGGACCAGGTTTCAATGATCCAGTTTATTCTTCTATGTTACCTTATGATGGTTATGTTTACTCACATGGTCCATCACACAACGACTATCGTGGTAATTTAGTTATTGGTACCGCTTCATCTAATGCAAACGTTGTTTTAATTGCTGGTGGTACACAATCAAATAATATTGTTGGTCGTTTTAATGCCAACAAGTTTAATTTCTTTAATCAAGTAGATATTAATGATGACCTTGTTGTTACTGGTAACGTTTATGTTGATAATATTATTTTTGGTGATAACTCAATACAAGAAACATCACTCACAACTCGCCTTGATGCAGCATTCTTAAAAGCCAATAATGCTTTGGCGAATGTGGCCAATGCTACGTTTGGATTTAGTTTAACAAGCCCACAAACAATTACAGCCAATATTCTTACTGCTGTTCATCGATTGAGTTTTTCTGCAAACGGATTAATTAGAACTGAAACAGGTACAGGCAACTTTAAAAACCTTTCACTTTTAACTGGTGATGAAGTCAGTACAGGTAATAGTGGTTCTATCAATATTACAACAGGTTCAGGTGGTGCAGTTAGTGGTTATGGCGGTGACGTTAATATAGTTCCAGGTACCGGTAATTCTGGTTACGGAAAAGTTAATATCAATGTTGCAAGTAATCTTTGGACATTCAACACGAATGGCAGTATAAAATTCCCAGATAATACCACACAAATTACTGCGGCCGCTCCGTTCTCTTATTCAACAGCAAGTTATGGTCATGCAAATGCTGCGCACGAGAAAGCAAATGTAGCATTTATTCACGCAAACAATGCTTACGAACATGCTAATGTGGCTTTTGATGAAGGCAATGTGGCTTATGCTTTAGCTAATAGTGCATATTATATTGCTAATAATGCAATTGCAAATACTGTTGGTGTGTTTACTGCTGGTGATTTCAACATATCTGGTGATTTAACTGCCAACGGCACACTGGTTTTAGCTAATTCAAATTTCTCAGCATCAGAAGCTGCCTTTAGAATCACGGCCGCAGGAAGTTCACAAACTCCAACACAAGCCGGCACACTAATGCAATTGACCAATAAAGCAAATGTACCAGCTAGAGTGTTGATTGATTCTTTTGGCACTTCAAATACAGCATACCCTATCATTGCTGGTAGAAATGCCAGAGGTACAGTAGACACACCAGCACCAACACAGAACAATGATATTCTGTTGCGTATTGCTGGTAACTCTTATGGCGATACAGGATATGCACCCTTTGGTGATGCAAGAATCGATTTTGTGGCCACCGAAAATCATTCAGACACAAATCGTGGTTCCAGAATAAGATTTTGGAATACACCAACAGGTTCAAATGTTGTTAATGAGATTGCTTCATTTAATGCCGATTCTGTTTATTTTACTGGTGTCGTGGAACCAGAAAAAGGATTTATCTTTACACCAAGATTACCTGTTGGTAATCAAACGGCCATTACAATTGATTTTTCGAGTGATGTGATTATTAAAGCCAACTTAGCAGCTGACTTGACATTTACACTTTCAAATTTTGTGTTTGGTAAAGTGGTTGAAGTTTGGTTAACCAATACGAGTGGATTAACTAGAACTATTACACACGGTTGTTCATCAATTAATTCATCAGAAAATGCAACAACATTTACAATGCCATCAACAAGTTCTGCATACCTAAGATATTTCAGTATTGATGGTGATTTAGCAAATACATTTGTAACAGTCCAACACGCTTAATAAATAAATCATGGCCAATAAAACACTATTAACAACTTTTTCAAAACAGACTACGGTTGAGCAGTTTTACTTTTCACCGGTGGCTGTTGTTCCTCCTAATATATCTTCAGTATTAACCTCAATGTATTGTTTTCTTTCTAAAGTTGATCCTTGGGACGATGAAGATAATCCACCAATACCACAACAAGATGTAAAATATATTAAACGAACATTTAAAAATATGTTTGTGGCCAAAAAGATAACATCAAACGATATTAGTCCTGTTATACCACGAGTTGATTGGACTTCAGGAATTACCTACGATTACTATCAAGATGACGTTGATATTTTCGATGTTGATGAAAATGGATTTGCTAATTATAAGTTCTATGTTAAAAATAGATATGACCAGATTTTTAAATGTTTATGGAACAATAACGATTCTCCATCAACAGTAGAACCTTACTTTGAACCGGGAACATATGGTACGGATAATATTTTTAGAGGTTCGGATGATTACAAATGGAAGTACATGTATACCATTGATGATGGTCTGCGAGTTAAATTCTTAGATAGTAACTGGATTCCTGTACCTGTTGGTACAACCATTCCAAATCCTTTAAATAGTGATTCAGGAACAGGTGATATTCCAGTCATCAATATTACTAATCGTGGTTCGGGATACGATCCGTCAAATGCAGCCATTACTGTTGTAATAACTGGTGACGGAACTGGTGCGGTTGCAACTGCTGAGATTGATGGTGATGAAATTGCTGATGTTATTGTTACCAATCCGGGTACAAACTACACTTACGCCAATGTGGCTATCGTTTCGGCTATCGGTTCAAATGCAACA